GGCGGGGGCATTCCCTGTGCGGCACCGCCCTGCGCGGGCTGCCCAGGCTGCCCAGGCGGGTTCATCAGCGCTTGCGCCATGGGCGGCGCCTCTGCACCAATCGGCACGGGCGGGGGCAGTGAACCCGGCGGCGTGGCAAGCGCGCTTTGCGTTGCTGGCGCGGCTTGGCCAGCAGGCATTCCGCCGCCCATCAGGGCGCGCACTTCTTCTTCTTCACGGGCGCGCTGAGCCTCGGCAAGCGCGCGGATTTTTTCGTCTTCCCGGTAGCCCATATATCCGGCGATTAGGGCTTGCCCCATCTGCGCCAAGCCGCCCGCGTGTCCGCCGACGTTACGCGGCTTCACGGCCTGCCCAAGCAATTCTTCCGCAAACCGCTGGCGCCTGGCAGCCGAAGCCAATTCAGGATTTTGCAGGAAAAGCGCGCTTTCGCCGCGCCCAAAACTTTCGCTCATGGTTTAACGCCCTCCTGCCGGCGCCGGTTTTTGGGGCAATCCACCGCCACCACCAAAACCACCAAAACCACCGCGCGCCCATCCACCAAGCGCCGCCGATCCAAGCCCGTAAATCCCGCCAAGTTGCGTCTGGTAATTCTGCGACCGCTGGTTGTATGCCGCCTGTTGGCCCGCCTGCTGCATCTGCACCGCGCCCATGTAATCGGTCGGCGCCACGTTTGTCTGCGGCGTGTTCACAAAGGAAGGCGACCCCACCATCTGCCCGGTCAGCAGCGCCGTCGCCTCGTTGATCGGCTGTCCGCGCAAGGCAAGCTGTTCCTGCAACCGCTGCGCCCGCAATGCCGCCATGCGGTTTTCTTCCTGCCCAGCCGCGCCAACAATGGCAAGGCGCTGGTCCGCCACCTGTTGCTCATAATCACTCATGGCGTTGCGGTAAGCCTCAGAACCAAGCATGATTCCTTGATTGGCAAGGCGGTTTTCCATTTCCGCCCGGTCCCGATCAAGCTGTGGTTGCAAGCGCTCCATCAGTGCGGTTTCCACCGCATCGCGGCCCATTGCCGTGTCGCCATACGCGCCGGGATCAAACTGGAATGGTCGGCCAAGCTGTTCCTGCACCGCGCCAAGCTGCCGCACCGCCGCCGTGCCGTAAAGCGATTGCGCTTGGTTAGAAAGGTTCAGCGCCTCTTGTTCGGCAGGCGATAGCGTTTGCGTGGCGGTAAAGCGCGGCGTCCCGTCCGCCCAAGTGCCCGCCTGGGCATATTCCAAGCTGCCATAGGGCGTGTATTGATTGACGGCATTCAAGCCAAATTGCGTGATCGCGGTTTGCCGATTGGTATTCGCCTGCGCCGCCGCCGTGGCGGCAGGATCAATCGCCGGAGGCGCGCTAGGTGCCTTCTTACCCATGGTGAACAGTCTCCTTATACCACCGCGACCGCTGCCACTCGCTTCGCAGCATCGCACAAACCACCGCATGAACCTTTGGCCCAAAATGGTGCCGAAGCGTGGCCTCTGGCTTCAAGCCAATGCCCCTGTTAAAGCGCAGCGCCCGCGCCGCATTGTGCGGGCTTGCGGCCCATAGCTTGTTCGCCCGCGCCACCCCGAAGGCATAGCCAAAGATGCCCGCCAAGGCTTCGCGCCCGGCCCAGCGTGGCGTCTCGGCTGCAATGGACGCCTGCAACGTGCGGGCCTGATCCTGCCAATCGTGAAACACCACAACCGCCGCCACATGATCGCCGTGCAGCACCGCCGCCGCCTGGCATGGGCCAAACCCATCAGCCCCGACATGCTCAATCCGGCGCCCGCACCATTGCGCCAGGGCTTCATTTTCGCGCGCATCGCGTGGCCAGAACAGCGTCATAGCGCGGTCGCCTGCGCTGGTTCTATTAGCACGTCAAAGGCAATGACGGCCATGGTCGCGCCTTGGCTTGTCATCTTCATTCGCACCGCCGCGCAACGGCCAAGCGCGTGAACGCCGATCCATTGTTGCGTCACCTGTTCATCATCAGCCGCCCAGACATCCACATCCCAAACCGCCGTATCCCAAAGCGCCCCAAATGCCGTGAAGCTAGGCGAACCTGTCGGTTCGCTATTGCCGAAATCCACATCAAGCGTAATGCGCGGCGCCGGCGCCCCATTGGAAAGGAACGTCGGTCGCAGCATCGTGAAACGCTTCAGGCCGCCACGATCCTTGAAATACTGAAACGCAGTTTTCATGTCTGAGGCAATATCGGCGCCATTGTCAGTGCCGCCCACATCGGCCCGAAAAACCTGGGTTGAACCGCCGAAGTAAATCTCGTCCCCAAGCATAGACCATGAAAAAGCGTTCTGCCCGGTAAAGCGGCACCAAGCGCCGGTAATCGTGTTCATCACAAGTTGGACGCTTTGCGTGGCCGAGATCGGCACGTTGAACAGGCCCCAATTCCCCGCCGGATAGCTGATAGCTTGCCAGCCGAAATTGGCCCGATACGCCCGCACATAGGTCGAAAACAATTCCCGGATGCGGTCAGTGATGGTTGCCGTATTTGCGGCGGCGCGGTCCACATTTATGGCCTGCAAAAGCGAAATGACACCATCATCCGTAATCAGCGCAGCATCGCCGCCAACCCGAAGGAATGCCCGGTCGCCAATCGGCGCCCCCACGCGAAACACGCCAATCAAGGCCCATTCGGAAGCCGTGCCAGGATCAGTGCCTTGGTAAATGGCGACCTCGCCCTTGTCACTCACGAAAGCAAGAAAGTCATCCGGCCCGCTTCCTGCGTCTTGCGAAAGCGGAATGATGGCCTTCACCTTGCCGCCCATGCGAAACACCGCGCCAAGCGGGAATGCAGTCGCATTGCCAGAAATCGCCTTAGTCGCCAGATACCAAGCGTTCGCGCTATCTTTTTCAATCATCCACAGCCGCTCTTTGTGGGATGTCAGGCCGATGATGCTGGCAGAAGAAACGCTATTGATGGTCGGCGTTGTCCAAGTGGTGCCATTATAGGCGCGCATTGCATCTGCGCCATTGCAGCAGACAAGGAACGTGCCGCCTGATGTGGTTTTCACCACATGCTGCCAGCGTGCGTTGCTCAATCCTGAAACCACCGCCGCGCCAACCGCGCCAGGTGTAGTCACGTCATAAATGCCGCTGTCTGAAACCGCGAAAAGACTATTCGTGCTTCCACTGGAATACTGCATCAGCGTTTCGACATTACCCGGCAGGCCCGTGACATGGGTTTGGTGCCCGAGCCGTAGCACCACGTCATTTGCGCGCGGGAACCAGTTATCAAGCGTGATAGCGTCCGCCGCGTCCATAGACGCCAGCGCATCGCGCGCATTTAACCCTTGCACTGGGGGCGGAATAGACACCACCCGCGCCGTGCCAGCGCCCTGCTTGGTGGGGCGGATCATAGCGGCCAAGATCCGTCTTGAATGCTCGGCACGCGCGGCGCGGTGTCATACTGTCCGCCCATGCTGACCGTGCGCTTGCCGCCGTCGCGGCCAATGGCCTGGTTCACTTGCGCCTGATATTCCTGCAATTCGTCATTGTATGGCAGGCGGTTGCGCTTCAGCCATCGCCAGATGATGCCGAGCGTGATCAATTCTTCGCTTAGAAGCGCCGTGTTAGCGTCCGCCGCCCAAGCATCAGCCTCGCCTAGCCCGTCGCCATTCGTGTCAACCCAAAAGCGCGAAACATACTCAAATCGGATATTCTCGCCCGCCGGCGGGTTTGGGATGATCAGGAAGGCGTTACCGCGTTGGCGGAAATGCAACCACGGCGGACCGACAAGCGAAGCCTTCAACTGCTGCCATTGTTGCGGGTCAACCGGCCCGATCAAACTCCGGTTTTGCGTGTAATTCCAGGCGGTTTCATTTATGAAGCGGTCGAAGTCAGCCGGGATTGCGCCCGGCTGCGTTTCGGCTGCAACCGTGGTGAAGCTGCTTTCTTGCGTCAGGTTCTGCCATGCCACCCGCCGCGCCAATTCGCGCCCTTCTTGCGTGGCCAAGGCGCGCATGACGCGGATCGTCTCGTCGTTAGACGACATGACCGCGCCCGGCATTGGAATGCCAAGCCTATCGCAAGCCGCTTGAACCAGCGTGAGTAGTGACATTTCCGCACCCCTTACCCAAGCGCCGCCGCTACGCCTTCAGGCTTACGGCTGCGTAATTTTCCAGCATCCTTAGCCATTTCATCGGACAATCTCAGCGCATCATCGCGCTCTTTCCGCATGGCTTGCACTTGCTCGCGCAGCTCCGCCAATTCTTGCGATACCGGCGCCAGATTGGCCCGCGTATCAAGCAACGCCTTGGCTTTGGCGCGCATTCCGATGATGCCGGGGATCGGCAGCTTATTCAGCGCCGCTTCTTCCGCATTCGCCAAATCTTCGACGCTGCGGATTTCAACCTGCGCCAGAACGCGGACCATTTCCTTTGTAGCGAATGGCGCAGCATCCAAAGGCATTCCGATGACCGGCGCATCTTGGCCTTCCTTCCAACGCTCGTAATAGGGCTTGATCACTGCCCAAATTTCTTCACCAACCATGCCCTTCTTCAACCGTGACACCTTCTCGGCAACAGTTGACCGCATGGAATCGCCTTTCTTCACCCATCGCACCCAATCGGATGCTTTCAGGTCTGCGCCTTCGCCAGTGTATTCGGTCCAGAACTCAATCGGCATTATGGCCACGGGCTCGCGGCTTTGTCCGGTTCCACTCATAAGGTCATCTCCAAAAGAAAGGCCGGGGATTGATTTCCCCGGCCCCGTTGATTATCAGATCGTCACGCCCTGGATGGCGTAGTTAAGCACGGCAGGCGCCGTGCCAGCGCTAGCACCGCGCGCAGTCGTCAGGAAGATGCCATCACAGGTAAAGGAACCCGATGTGCCATCATCATCAAGCTGCCCTGCCGTGGCAGTCGTGTTCAAGCGCACATTGGCAGCGCAAGACGCCGCTACCTGCACGCTGCACACGCCCTTCACTTGCACCCAACCGTAGCTGCTGGCGGCAATGGCGACGGGCGCCACGCCAAGCAGATCACCGCGCGCGTCGTTCGACGTGCTGACCATGACGGCGCCATAGGCCTCGTCAATGGTTGCCACGAAGTTTGCCGTGATCCCGCCAGAACCAGCCAAGACAAACACATATTCGTTGCCAAGCTGGTCAATGTGACGGTCGCCAAGACCGAAGCCTTTGCCTTGCGACAATTCGTCGGCGGTGAAAGAGTTGAGAATATCAACCCCAATCAAAGTAGTCATGTGTCGTTCTCCTTTCGATTACGACGCGTCAATGAGGATGCCTTGCAGGCTCCGATTGGAGCAAACAAGCTGGCCCTGCCAGAACATCGGGATCACAACCGCGTCCTGATTAATAGAGACCTTTTCGTCGTCAACCGTCCAATTCGCGTCACGATGCGCGATCAATTCCAAATAGTTGGTATTGAGGAAATACATCCTCTCCGCCGTCTTGCCAAAATTGGTGTTGTCATCAAAGATCACGTCCGAATCCACATATTTCAGGGACCGGAAGCCGGCATTGCCTTCATCAGCTGAGGCATAGCGCTGCAAGTCTTGCAGGCTTTCCCAGTAGGCGCTGAAGAAATCGTGAGTTGACACGATCAGGTCAGGCTTGTCGCCACCACGGACGCAAGACAGATAAAGCGCGTTCATGTCGCCCTTGATCGTGCTTTTGGTCCAAGTGTTGGTGCCACTGATTTCGCGGAACTGGTTACGCCAGAAAGTGTAGGTCGCGCTATCAATCCCGCCGACGGTGCCTTGACCGTTCGTCTGGATGATCAGCGCAAGCCCGCCAAGCTGGTTTGCCAGGGCGCCAGACGAATACAGGTCAACCGCCATGTTATTCGCCGCCGTGCGCTTGGCGTTCTGAATGCGCGCTTCAGCCAAGTCAATCAGTTTGCTGGAACCGGCATTCATGCGAAGCTCGCGGCCAGAAGCGGTAATGTGAACCGCCGCCTGCACCCAATCATACTTCGCAGCCGACACAACATCGGAAGCGGAGATGTTCAGCGCATCATAACCAGAATAGCGCTGATAGGTGCCGTTCTCCTGATAATCCAGGGGACGGACGATTTCATATCCGCCATCAAGCACGGTGCGGACACGGCCCCGGCGAGAAAGCCGGTTGTAGAGCGCGTTGTGCTTGCTGACGTTATCGGAGATTTCCGAGGGATGGTTGCGGAGGGTCGTCGTGACCATTTCCGTAAATGTAGCGTTCGGGGACGGCATTGCCGTTCACTCCTTTGCTGAAGGTTGAGGATTAGCCTTGAATCTGACGGTAAGCGGCTTCCAAGCTGCTGCGAATGTCTTGCGGTTTGCCGGGAGAACCCGACACCGCGCCACGGCTTCGCATGTTGATCGAAGCGGCCTTTTTCGCATCGGCTGCCTTTGCGGCGGCGTCTGCTTTGGCCTTCGCCGCGCGTTCGGCTTCCTCGGCTGCCTGCACTTTGGCCCATACCGCATCATTTATGCGGACGGCTTTGGTGTAAGCATCTTCCAGCCCTTGCGCTGCGCCGGATGCAATCAATCGGCCCATATCCAATCGAACATCAGCAAAATGAGGCCGGAGCGGCTTCCCGCTGGCGTCCTTTGCCTGTTCAAATTGGGAAATGGTAGATTGAAGCTCGATCTGCTGCTTTAGTTGCGTTACCTCACTCATCAAGGCATTTTGCATTGGATCAACCGGCGCGGCAGGTTGCCCCGCTTGACCGGCAAAATGCGCGCGAAGATCAATTCCGCGTTGACCGGCAAACCATTCAATGAAACGCAATGGATCGCGCCCGGCCTGCGTGGAAACATTGACGAGCATTTGAACGGCTCGCGGAATGTCGCCATACTCGGCCACAAGCGCAGTCTTGTTTTCACCAATGGCTTGCTCGATTGCGTCATAGAGCGAAGCGCGCTGCCCTTTTTCCGTGATGGCTTTGTGGGTTTGGCTTTCCCGGTCCAGCACATAGCGCTGAACATCGGGCGGAAGCGTTGCCCATTTGGCTTTCACCTCGGCGGACCAAGAGGAAGGCGGCTCGATGGCCTCGGCTTGAGGTTCTGCCGCCTTCGCTGTCTCGGGCTGGTCCGGTGTTTCTGGCGCGGGTTCTGGCGCCGTATCTCTGGCCTTGAAGCGCCCATCGTCGCCGCGTTCTTCCGCCTTCGCCAACACGCTTTCCAACGTGTCACGAATTGAAGGCTTGGCGGTCTCTGCCGGCGCGGGCGCGGTAATGGGTTCCGGCGCGGTTTCTTCGACCGCCGGTTGCTCAAGTATTTCTGACATGGGGTCTCCTGCTTAGTCCCGCCTCAAAGGCAGGTTTCGCGGGTTTGCGAATTTTTCACTGCGATAGCCGCCGGGCCATTCGGAAGGGTCAACCTCGCGCGTATTCGTGCGCTTGAAATGCTCCCGGCGCGCGGCCCGGCCATCAATCCACCCATCGCCAAGCGGGGACTTATAAGCCGGCAAGTCACGCATGATGCCAGGCGTGTCAGGCGCAGCGCGCGGCTCGTCGGTCACTTCTTCCAGGCGAAGCGTGTCACGGTTCCAGCGATAGCGGGGCATTACATCACCATTAAAAGAACGGTTAGGTCGTCATCATCAGCCCATGCGCGGGCTTGCAATTCCGCAATCCCGTCTAGCAAGGCGGAAATGCGGTCAATCGTGGCCAGGTCGCGCGCTTGCCGATCAAGCGCCGCAATCTCGGCCCGAAAATCTTCCGGCGCGGCCTTTCTGGCGTCCGCCAGCGCTTCTTGCACGTCCACCCGTGCGGCTGGCGCCTCAGTCTCGGCAAGGCCCTCTGCGGCTTCATATGCGGCCTGCAAAGCCTGCCGGAAACGCCGCCCGCGTTCATCTTCCAGCCGTTGCCGGCGCTTTTCGCGCTTGGCAAGGCGCCGGATGTCCTCAGTGCGGGCGGGCGCATCATCGCCACCGGCAGGCGGGGCAATGGCCTCAATGTTAAGCGAACCCGCCACCGAAAAGGTTAGCGTGGTTTGTCCAGCTATCTCCGCACCGCCGCCCGATAGTGTAGCGTCCGGCAGGAATGTGAGCGTAGTCGCGCCGGAAATTTCCGCCGCCGTAATGGCAGTACCAGTTGTGGTAAAGGTTAGCGATGTAGCGCCTTCTAGCGCACCACCGCCTATTAGGGCGCCCTCAGTCGTGAAGGTTAGTGCTGCTACCCCTTCAAGAGCGCCAGCACCACCCAATCCCGTAAGGTCTGCCGCCGTGGTAAAAGTAAGCGAAGCCGCGCCGATAAGCGGGCCATCACCAAGCAACGCGCCAACAGTCGTGAAAGTTAGCGTTGCCGCGCCTGCAATATCACCAGCGCCGCCAGACCCGGTAAGGTCTGCCGCCGTGGTGAAAGACAGGGTTAACGCCCCGTTAAGCGGCCCATCACCCAACAGCGCGCCGATTGGCGTGAAGGTTAGCGCCGATGCCCCATTAAGCGGCCCATCACCCAACAGCGCGCCGATTGGCGTGAAGGTTAGCGCCGATGCCCCATTAAGTGGCCCATCACCCAACAGCGCGCCGGTTGGCGTGAAGGTTAGCGCCGATGCCCCATTAAGTGGCCCATCACCCAACAGCGCGCCGGTTGGCGTGAAGGTTAGGGTTGACGCCCCTACAAGAGCGCCGCCTGCTAGGTCAGCAATCGCCGGGACGCGGACGCGCAAAGACATCGCTTAGTCCCCGAGTAAAGGCGGACAATTCAGGAACGGGCTGCTCGTCACCAAGTTAGCGGCATTTCCCCATTTCCACGCGAGATGCCCTAAGACCTTCATTCGGTTATCTACCGATAGCTCGGCACCATTCGAGATGATGACTTCGCCTATCATCCAGTTCGTGTATCTAGCGAACAACGGTGATGAGCCGATGTAGAGCGGAGATGTTCCTAAGTTAGTGCGTAAGGTATACGTTCCAGTGTTGCTGCCGTCTGCTTTGCCATTTTGCAGCCCAACTAATGAATTGTTTTGATGTACACCTGTGAAAATATACGTTTGATTAGTCACGTAGGTCAACGACCCCGTTCCGTCATAATTTGGCTGTGCTCCCGCTGTGTTTGTTGAATACACAGCCGACCGTCCATTGCTTTTGATAAGATCACTCCACCCCGCAGTTGAAGGGCCAGCTGAGGTAAAAAATTCAAACAATGAGTTGTAGGCGCCAGTTAATGCAGCCGCCCGAAACACGACGAATGCCGTGATTGGATATTGAAATGCCCAAGCTTCTGGCGCGCGTTGCAACGCCTTGGCGGTGCCATCGAAGGCGATGCTGCCAAGACCGTTTATTCCGTTCCGGTTATACGATGGCTGGCTTGGCGTGGTTGTCTGCGTAAAATGCCGCCCGTTGCCGCTCTTGTCGCGCAACTCACTGATGCCTGTTGCTACTGAAACTGTAGAAGCATCAGCAGCGTCAAGCCACAGCGCAGGCCGCAACAGGTCAGGCGTCCACAACCGATTCCCCTGCAACTGCGCTTCATCAAGTCTGCTGACCCCGCGCGGCATTTAGGTGACATCCTCATTCCACGGACGCACGTAAAGCTCATTCCCGGATGCGGCCAGTGACACGCCCGCGTTATTGATCACGCTAAACCGCATGGAGAATGGGTAGAGCCTGACCATATTGACAACCGCCACCTTGGCGGATGCGCCGGAGGTAAGCGGAATGACATACAGATCGCCGCCGATCCGGTCTGCCGTATCAGTGCCGTCATTCAGGGTGACGCGAAGCGTTATCGAACCGCCAGTGCTAGGCGTAATGCTGCCAAGCTTTATGGTCACAACGTTGTAAAGGTCACGGTTTGTCGAATTATCATAGGTGACAACCGTGCTTTCGCTGCCATTGGCCAGTGAATTGAGCGTTGTTCCCGCAAAATCGCTTGACCGCGCCGAAGGCGTTGCCCATTTCGCGACTGCCATTACACGCCGCCCCGCGCCAGACCGACAGTCCGTGCAGTGACCGTGACGCCATTTGCTTCAGCCCAAGAAGGGTGCCGATCTGCCAAAGCTAAAAGCCGATCTTTTGTCGCTGCCGAAAGCAATCCAACTTGAACCATTTTTGTCAGCACCAAACCAACCGCCTCATAGGCTTCTGGATCGTCTGCCTCGATATGGCTGCTTTGACGGATTGTATCGCGCATGAGAATAGCCGCCGCCCTGGTTTCTTCTGGCAAGGCCTCGTTTCCCGCCGCGACAACCGCCTTGGCCCACTCGCCTGTAGTCAATAGCAACTGTTGCGCAACGCCTGTTGCCACCTTCTGCTTTACCTTGGGCAGCGAAACGTCAGGAACATTCAGCAAATTTGCAGCCATCCACTCAGGAAGCCCATGCAAGTCCGGCTGCGATACGCGCGCGGCCAATAAGGCTAACTGCGTTGGGCTGATTTCGTCATCGCTCATGCGTTTGCATCCGTGAAGGTGAAAGCCATGGTCAGTCGAAGCTTATGGAGATCAATCCACATTCACATCAAGCGCGCCAATGGCGAAGGTTTGGGTCGCGTTTGAGCTTGTCGTGACAGAAATCGAAGTAGTCAAAGCGCCCTTGAAAAGCAGGTTGCCCGCGCCAGTTGAATCCGTGCCGATCCCAAAATGGGTAATCGTGGCAGAACCGCTTGTGCAAGGCCCAAAGGCAACCGAAGCCGCGTTTGACACGTTGTTGCCAGATACTGTCCATCCAGAACCGGAACGGGCAACCGCTTGGCGCGCGTAGCCGGTATAGGAAACCTCGCTGGTATTCTGCGCGCCCGCTTCGCCGGGGTCGGCGGTATGCAGCGACACGAACAAAGAGCCTGCCGTCGCGGATGCTGGCAGCCCGGTGGCATCGCCAATGTTGGCAATGGCAGCATTTTGAAAAATATGCTGAAGCAAGCTTGTCTCAAAGGCGTTTGTTGCGGACATGGTGTGTTCCTATCAATTCAGAGTGGTTTCAACGCCAATGGCGCGGCCATCATTGCCACGCACAACGCGTTTCGGCGCCATCATCGCCTGGGCAAGCTGCGCCAGCGCTTGCGCTTGCATCATGGCGGCTTGCGCCTGTTGCTCGGCCTGCGCCGCCAATGTCTGGTTCAATGCGGCCATTGCCGCCGCTAATTCGCGCATCTGTGCCTCATTCTCTTCAAGCAAGGCTTCACGGTCAGGCAGTAGCGCATCCTTGCGGGCTTCGACCCGCGCCGCTTGGCTATCTTGCAATCGGGCAGCTTCGCTTTGCGCCTTCAATGCCACCTCGGCTTCGCGAATGGCAATCTCGCGCTCTTTGATCTGCGCTTCCATCGCCAAGCGCTGCGCTTCAAGCGCCAGCTTTTCTTGCTCAAGCTGCGCCTTGGCTTGCGCTTCGGCCTGCTTGGCTTGCATCTCCATCGCGGCGCGTTGCTGCTCGGCTTGCGCTTCTGCCGCCGCACGCTGCGCTTCTGCCGCCGCACCCTGATCCTGTTGTGGCGCCGGTTGCGCGGCAATCTTGCCCATGCGCTCTAGCGCGTCTTCCGCTTGGCGCCCTAGCTTGAAATTGCGCGCGAAGGCAGTCAGCAAATCCGCCACAACATCCATCGGCATAGCGCCAGCCTGCACCGCCGGCCCCACCGCCTGGATGAACCCGCCAAAGCCTTGCACAAACTCTGCCGCGTTTGTCTTCAACCGCGCAACATCAGCCTGCACCGTGCTGTCGGTTTCAATGTCCACCCGATAGCCGCGCATAGCATCGGAGCGAAGCACTTGCAGCACGTCATCCCATGAAGGGACAGTTAGTACTTGCTCAATCTCAGGCGGCACCGGCTGCCCGGATTGTTGCGCCATCATCGCCGCCTGTTGCGCCATCATCTTCTGTTGCGCTTGCGGCAAATCAACGCCGGTCATCAGGCCAAGCGTCTCAGGCTCAAATTTCTCGCCAATCAATTCGGCCATCAACCGCACGGCATCGCGCGCCATGCGTTGCACCTCGGCCTGCCGGTCCTGAATGCGGATCGAACCAAACTGGGCTTTGATCTGCTGCGCCGTGGCAGTCTCGCTCGCCACACTGGCGCCGCGCACAATGTCAGATAGGCCCGTGATTTCGTAAATGGTGGCCTTCAACGCCTCGCGGTGCTGCATAAGCTGGATGATGACAGAAACCAGCGTTTCAAGCGGCACGGGCCAGATTGCCTTGTCAAGCCCGCGCTCGGCAAACTGCATCGCGTTCTGAATTGGGACAAATTCACCATCTTGGGCGCGGGCTAGTTTCTCAAATTCCTCAATATCTGAAGCATAGACACCACGATAGCGGCATTGCTCTACCAGCTTGTCAATCCGCCGCGTGACGTGATCAAGCTCCTCTGCCTGATCCTTGTAAAGCGAATACGGAACAATCGGCACAAGGCTTCCACTATCCACCACATCATAAATCGGACGCGGCATTGGCCAGAAGTCTTGCAAACCAAGCGGATCATCCACACGCTTTAGGATTTTGGACGGCAATGATGGCGCGATGAAAAGAACCTCGCGCTCCTCCTTATCCCAAAGCTCATATACCGTGCCGCGCTTGAAAACGTCCGGCACGTCGCGCGGGTCAGAATTGCGCGCCCGCGCGTCATCGGTCACAATGTCAAGCGGCATGGTGGCGCCAATGTTGCCAAAGCGGTCTTTCAATTCATCGCGCGTTAGGCGATGCTCGAAGCCGATCCACGGCACTTCTTCCCACTTGCGGCCTGGCCCAATGATGAAATCATGCCAGTCCACATGCTCAACGCAAACCTTCTGAAACACCAAGCGCGGCGCGGCGGGCTGCATGGCCTCGCCATCTTCCGCGTATTCTTCCGCCGCTTCCTGTTGTTCTTCCTCCGTTTCCTCAAAGGAAGGCTCGTAGCGCACACGCAACACGCCGCGCCCGGCCAGCACGCTGTCAAACACCGCCGCGCGCATGTTGCCGCCGAAATCATAAGCGTCGAAGGAATAGCTTAGGCTGCGCTCCAGCACCTGCGCGGCAACCTTGCCAGTCGCATCAGCATCACCAAAGCGGCGCCGCACGTCCGGGATTGGCGTGGAATTGTAGATGGCGGGCAACGTGATCTGCGTGTTTGCAAACAGGATATTGAATTTCTTGCCTTGGTTGTTCTTGCTGTCGCCACGGTAGCGCTCACGCGCCTCGCCAGCGCCCTTGCGCCAGTCGGCTTCATTCTTCCTCGCCAGCGCCACGCTGTCCAGCCATAGACGCGCAAGCCCGGCATCATCCTTGCCAGCGTCTTCGCGGTCTTCATAGGCCTCGGTGGCGCTGTCGCTCATGGGGTAGCTACCTCAATCAAAAACGCAACCAGCGCCGCCGCCAGCGCAGGCCAAGCGATGTCACGCCCAGCGCGCGGCTTCCACTGCCAGGGGTAAATTCGATTGCTGCCGAAATGCTCCTCAGATTGGCGCCGTTCCCGCCCCACATAGAAGCCAATCGCGAACGCGGCGCCAATCAGCGCAGGCAATCCCGCAAGCGCGCAAGGCAAGCCGATCAGCGCGGTTAGGGCTGCGCCTAAAAACGCGTGCGAAATGCCGGGAGTGATGCGGGTCATAGGCCAAACCTCCCACGGTCGGCGTCAAAGTTTTGTGCTACTTGGGCTGGACTGAAGGCGATGTTGTAAGCGCGCACGATTGCTACATTACACGCTAAAAACCCAAAAGAAGCACTTTGGAATCGCGCTAAAACCATTTGAGTTGCAGCATTTAGCGATTGGGTAGACGCGGTATCGCCTACAACCAATACGCCATTGACAAAAATTTGCCGCGCGCCGGTAGTATTATTTCTAGTCGCTACGCTTTGTATCCAGTTACCAGTATTGTAGGTGCTGGTTGTCTTTAGGGTAGAATCTGGATTCCCATTACCGAACATGAGACGGCCCGCGCCAATCGCTAGACCAAAATCATTTCCTGGACCGCTAACGTCTGCATCCAAAATAGCAAGGCCATCCCACCACTCGCCCGAACTAGACCCGCCGCTAGAAGTGGTATTAATCCACAACTCAAGGGAAAAAGAAGCGCCTACCGACCTAGGCATTGTAGCGAATTGAGTAGAGCCGTTAAAAGCGATCTGCCCACCATTTGCCGCGCTGAAAGTCGGGCCATTGATTAACGTGGCGTTGTTACCGTTCCCGCTAAGATCAGTCCAAGTTGCGCCAGTACCAGGGTAACTTGCCACATTGCCAGTATCTAAATCCATGACAAGGCCGCTGGTAACGATGCCACCACCACCCGATGGCCTAGCAAGCATTGGGATGGAAATGCCCAGCGAAATCATCAATACAGCGCCACGATACTCGTTGCTGTGGTCGCCGCCATCACGCGCCCAAGCTCCGTTGTGTCGCTGGCCGTTACGGCTGCGGCGCCGCTCGCCGGGAAAGTTTCGCTCATTCGTAATCCCCTCTCATGGCCGCGCGCCGCTGCAAGTGCCGCCGCGCCAATTCACCAAGGTTGATCTGCATTCCGCCCGGCGCTGCCTGGATAGCAAAGCGCGGTTGCTCGGGCGGTTTTTCAGGCCGCAATTCACGCCATGCCATTGCCATGTAGCGAAAGGCGTCCGCCGTGTGACTGGTCCAATCGTGGCGCGGTTCATCCCGAAACACGCGCTTTTTCTCGTCATAGTCGGCCCGGTATTGGCGCAGCGCCTCCAAGCCCTCGCGGCACTTGCTTTCATCAAACCAGCACCGCGCCATGGTCACGCGCGCCGCGTTGATCCCATCCATGACCTTGCCGGCGCGCAACACGCGGGGCACTCGCCCGGTCAATTCCCGGAAAGTCTCGATCCGCGTCCGGCCCGTCCCCAGGTCCCGCGCCTTGGCATCATGCGGCAGGTAATCGTGCCCGTATTGGTAGCCCTTGGCAGCCAGAACCGCCGCGTAATGCGGCAGGCCGTGGCCGTTCGCCTCGTAGTGATCAATCACCCGGATCTGGTTAGCCGCCACCTGGAAGAACCATATGGCCGTGCTGTCACCGACGCCCAAATCCCAAGCCGTATGCACCTTCAAGGCCGGATCAGCCGGCACATGACAGATACGCCCGGCTTCCTCAGCCTGGGCAATCTCTCGCCCGTAATACGCGCCGATAATCGCCGCGTCGAAGCTGCATTCCCATTCCTGGGCATATTGCTCGGGCGTCATTACCGCCCGCGCGGCTTCCAATTCACCTGGGGCAATTAGGCCCGTCTCGGAAGCCCGTAGCATGGCCCGAAACCAGTCGGGCGATGATGCGCCCTCCCATATCTCCCAAAAGGCGTTGCGGCCCTTTGGCGTCCCGATAAACGTCGCCCAGCCTTCCCGATCAGCAAGCGCAGGGCGGATCACCTCCGGCAAGATGGCCGGGGGCATGTCCGCATATTCATCCAGCACCACGCCATCAAAATACAGGCCGCGTAACCGTTCGTAGTTTTCGGCCCCGTAAAGCCGAATGCGCGCCCCGTTCGGCAGGTCGCACCGCAACTCGCTTTCGTGCCAAGCCGCTCCCGGTATAGCCCGCGTGAATTGCTTCACATAGCCCCAAGCGATGTCCTTTGCCTGGACATATAACGGCGCCACATAGGCGAAGCGCGGGTTAGGCTTGGTGCAGCGCAATGCCGCGTCAACCAAGTCTGCCACACAGGCCACCGTCTTGCCCGCGCGCCGATGCGCCACAAGGCAGGCCCAGCGTTCCCGGCGCCGATGAAATGGCGCGAATTGCTCCCGCGCCCGATAGCCAAGGTCAATCACGCGCGACATGGTTAATCCTCCGCGCGGGGCACTCCGGTAACGATGGTGAAGGCCAGCGGCGCGTCAGCATCGCCGGAAACAGTCTGTTTGCTCTCTGGCGGCATGATGCGGTTCAGCAAGTCCACCGCCGCCGCATGGCCGGAAGGATTGTGCTCATCCGTCGCCCGCGCCAGTTGCGCTTCGAGAATTTCATCCTTGCGAGCCGCAATCTTCGCCCGTATCTCTGCCGCGACCTCATGACCCGCGCGCTTGGCGTCCGGGGATGGCTGCGTGTCGGCAGTATAGGCCTCGCGCCCGTTCCCACGTCTGGCGCCCTTGGCAGGCCCGCCGTAGCCGGGACCGTTGCCTTTGCGGGTCGCGCTGGTGCGACCGCCCATTAGTATTTCTTGCCGCCCTTGCGCTTCGTGCCCATCGTGTCTCTCCATGAAAATGCTGAAGCCGCTCAGGCTAACCGGAGCGGCTTCGAATGCTCCTCCTGCGCTTGGCAGGTGAGACGATGCCCCGGGCCTTGTGGGGCTCCGGGCGGTTAAAGTGGTGGGCCTAGGTCGCCAGTTATTCCCCGGCTGGGGCGACTCCGCGGGACGCGTAAGCGTTTCGCCCTTTCGGGCTCGTCAGCCGCGCAAAATGCCGGGCTAGATGTTCACTTGCTTCACCCACCTGGTGAACCCACGGCTATCCCCGGCAGCCTTGCTAGGCTCCGGGCGCAGAAAGTCAATGATAAAGCCCCCCTACAAATAATTCAGAGGCTTGTCAAGCGGTTTTCAGCGCCATCAGCCTATCAAGCCCGATGGCCACCTCAAACACCAT